CCTGGCGCCGGCAGGCTAGGCTACTGGCAAACGCTTTGCCGCAATGAACCTAGCAACCAGAAAAATATCACTGCCAAACTACATAGACGTAGATAGTCCATTTTATATGGACGACATAAATAGGCGAATGCGGCAAAAGTGGGAGATAATGCAAGCCGTCACAAAGGGGACTGAGTATTTACACGCAAATGCACATATCTACCTGCCGCGTGAACCAAGAGAGCAAGAGGATCCGAAAACCAAGATCGACCCATGGAAGACTCGCGTTAATCTCTCCGTTTTAGCGCCATTTACAAAGCGCTTAATCCATAACGCAGCCGGCATGGTTATGCGTAAGATGATTAAACTGGAAGGCGGTGATCCATATTGGGAAGAGGAATTTAGGAAAGATGTTGACGGTGACGGCACTTCATTGGACTTGTTTGCTCTAAAGCGGCTAGAAGTTGCGCTTACCTATGGCATGTCGTCAATAGTTGTCGATGCAGAAAGGCGCGAAGCGCAATCTGCTGACGATCAAATCAAGCCATTGCGCCCGTACTTTGTGCCGGTTGATCCATGGCAGTATTTAGGCAGCCGGCGAGAAAGCGACGACCCTGGCGCAAAGCTAACAACGTTCCGCTATCAGGAAGAGCGCAAAGTTGCTAAAGGCGCCTACGGGGAAGAGTACGTTTTTGTTGCTCGCGTTCTTGTTCCTGGCGCTTACGAAGTGTTTGAGTCAAATAAAACAATAGGCGATATTGGGTTTACTCCTCTTGAGTATATTCCATTAGTACATATCTATGCCGAGAAAGAAGGCTATCTATGCGCTACTCCCCCACTGTCTGACGTTGCGCATCTAAATATCGCTCACTACCGGCGCCTAGCAGACCTTCTGCATTCGTTGCATATTGCTGCCATTGGCTTGCTGGTACTGGAAGAATACGATGGCAACGAGGCAATTACGGGGCAGAATTATGCCATCAGAATGAATATCGGCAGTAAAGCGTACTGGGTTAAATGTGACGCCGGTTCCTTTGCGGCGCAAGCAGCTTTACTTGATCGCCTAGAAAATGAAATCTCGCATCTTGGCGTCACAAAACTGCTAGGTCAGAAGCATGTAGCTGAAAGTGCCGACGCAAAGCGTATCGACCACCAGCAAGCCAACTGCGTGCTATCAGTGGCCGCTACTGAAACGCAAGCTGCGCTTAATGAAGCATTTAGAATGGCGGCAGAATACAGAGGCATAGAACCACCTAAGGTTGTTATCGACAAAGACTTTGACTTCTATCGCCTGCTAGGCCAAGATGTGAGCGTACTGGCCGACATAGAAGCCAATGGCCAGATCACAACTGAGCTATTCCTTCGCATCCTGGCCCAAGGCGAATGGATACCTGAGGACGTGGATCTAGTTGAGCTAGGCAAAGCCGTTAAGCAGTTGAAAAAAGAGGCAGAGCGTGTTATGCTTGAGCAGCAAAAAACGCAGAACGCCAATGGTGCCGCAGGATCAGGACGCTCGCTCCCGCCTTCTGGAGCTGGTCGAAAAACAAGCGCTGGCAGTGCGTGAAGACACTAAAAAACCCCCTGAACCGCTACACGCAGCAGTTCGGGGGCTTTCAGTTAGGCGCTGCGATCAGAAGCCAGCCTGGCGCTGAACTGCTTTAGTGGCTCGGATCATCTCAGGATTGATCATCGGCTGCTTTAGCACCTTGGTCGTGCATTGGCCGTCTTCGTCAACAGACTTTTCGAGCACCATGCCGGACATGTCAATCCTCTCAACTGCAGGGCCGGCCTGCTTGTCTTCGCTTGCCGGCGAGTTTTCAGAAAGCGATTGAAGCCGCGCTATTTCCGCCTTAAGCTGTGCGATCTCGCCGGCAGGGTCAAGCGCAGTGGCCACGGGCGCAGCGGGAACAGCGGCAGGGGCGCTGGGCTTTGCCGAAGGGGTTGGAGTCGGGGCGGCTGTTGCCATGGTGCAATGAATCGGTTACGCGCTACAGTATAGCGCATCCACCAATCAAGTCATGTCGCTCACTCCTGAAGAAATCGCAGAATTGCAACGCGAAGCCGCAGAAGCCAAGGACCTTAAGCGGCAACTGGAAGCCGTGAATGGCAACAAAGAGGCAATCTTAACTGAAAAGAAAAAAGTGGCCGACGAACTCAAAGAGCTAAGAGACAAGGAAGAGGCGCGACTAAAAAGGGAATTGGAAGAAAAGGGCCAGTTTCAGGAATTGCTCAAACAAGCAAACGACAACCTTGAAGCGCTAAGGAAAGAAAACGAAGAAAAAGACAAGGCCATTTTAGAAGCAGATACTAAGCGCGTCGAGGATCGCAAGCGAGCCGATTTTCTTGCCGTCTTTAATGCCGCCGAAGTTTTCCATCCTGAGCACGCATGGGCTTTGCTGCATTTGCTTGTTCAAGACAAGAACGGCAAAACTATTGCGGTTATTGACGGCTTAGAGGTTGCTATCACCGACCTTGCCGGCAAGCTCCGCAAAAACCCTCAGTACGCCTATCTGTTCAAGCCCCAAGGCGGTAGCGGTGGCATGGGCTCCAGGCCGGCTACAGGTGCTCCTGCCGCTTCTGGTGGCGGTATTGTCACCAACCCATGGCTCCCTGGTGGAAACGTGACTGCACGCATCGCCATACAGCAGGAAGATCCTGATTTAGCTGCTAAGCTGAAGGCTGAAGCGGAGGCTATCATCGCCTCTCGCGGCCAGGGGTGAAGCTGTGCCGAGCCCTGGGCAAAAGCATCGACGGCTGTGCGGTCATGCCGACTAAACAACCTCTGCTTTTCCTCCAGTGTTCCTTGGTAACCTGGGCGGTACTTTTGCCGGCGATGTAACAAGCCTTACGCGGCTTGCTACTTCTGGTGAATTTGCCGCCTACCTTCAAGAAGAGATTTTTAACAAGTCCATGATGGTTCGCTCTGGCATTTTGGCCAGAAGCAACCAGCTCCTCACCTCCACTACCGGCGTTCGGGTCGAGGCGCCGTTTTTCCGACCGATTGACCCGGTGGAAGAGAGGATGGATTCTGGCCGTGAGTGGGGCGATTCTGGCGAAGGGCACTTTAGTTTTCAGGGCATCACCAGCGCCACTCAGTACGCCACCATCACCCACCGGGGCTTTGCCTACGCTGTTGACAAGCTCTCGAAACTGGCCAGCGGCGAAGACCCCTTGCAAGTGCTCGGCAATCAACTTGAGCCAGCGCTTAACAAGATCAAGACCCGTAAGCTGATTGCTCAACTTGAGGGCTTGCTTGGCACTGGCGGCCCGCTTAATGCCACCAATAACGTAAACAAGTCGGTCACTACTGGCTCCACTATCGCCAACTGGATGACGGCTGAAAACGTTATTGAAGCTCGTTACAAGTTGGGCGAACGGCAGTCTGAGATTACTACTCTGTTCTGTCACTCTCTTGTTCAAGCCTATCTTGAGCAGGTGGGCTTCCTGACCTACGATGCTGACCGCAGAGGTATTAACACACGCCTGTTGATTGGTAGCGCTTTCAACGTTAAGGTTGTCGTTGATGACCAACTTCCGATCATTGGCACCAGCGGCCAACAACGGCAGTTTGTTAGCTACCTTTGTGGCGATGGCGTCATGCTTGAGGGCGAACAAACTCCCCTTGAGATTGAGACGGTTCGCAATGCACCATCCAAGCAAGATGGCATTATTGTGGACTACCATCACAGCTTCCACGTTCCTGGCACTACCTTGTCTGGTACTGCTGTTGACAACCCAACCAACGCTCAGCTAGCTACCGGCTCTCAGCACGCGCTTGCCTACAACGATGCGCGACTGATCCCGCTGGTCCGGTTGGTGACAAACAGCCCCTACGGTGGTACGATCTGATCGGTCATGGGGTTCATGCCCACCTAACGGTCAACAGTCCAGGGATGTTGAAGTACTTGGACGCACTCAGCCCCTAGGAAGTCGTAAGCCTGGGGGCTTTTTCATGGCCCGATCTGAGCTATGATCGAGGCTGGCCCGTACCGTCTCCCGATGGCGCTCTTTAATTTTTACGAATTTCGCAAGCTCTACACGGTCGCCACCTTGCCCGCAAACCCCAGGGATGGCATCTGTGTCAAGGTCGGCAGCCTCACCTCCCCCACCGTGGGCGCTGCCCCCGTGGCCGGCGGTAGCGCCAAAGCGCTCTGCTGGTACAACGGCACCGCCTGGCGCGTGTACGCAGTGTGAACGCATCCTGGTGGCCGTGGCATCGCCTGGCCGATCCCTATTACTACTCCAGCGCCAATGGCGAGCGTCCCTGCAACTGCACGCCCCCGGCGCTGGTCACGGTGGAGCAGGCCGATACCTACATGGGGGCCACGCTTAAGGCGACCGCCTGGACCGCGCTCAACGCAACGCAAAAGGCGCAGGCTCTTAGCTCTGCTCAGACTGCGCTGCGTACATTACGCTGGTGTACTGATGAGGCGACTTGTTGCGGTAACAGCCTAACAGCGGGCTACCTTGCTGCCGCTTCAGAACTTGCGCTGGTGCTTTTTAACAACAGTACCGCAGTTATTGGCGCTTCGAGCCAGTTGCCGGCGCCAGTTGTTAAGCGAGAGAAGTTCGACGTATTCGAGCAAGAATACTTTGCTCCTACCACCATGGCACAGGTACTGCCAAAAGACAAGCGTGTTGGCAGTTACTCGCCTACTGTCTTGCGGCTCTATCCATGGCTGCTAGATCTAATTGGCTGCTGGGTTGACCGGCAGAACGAAAGCTCTGTTCGCATTGTGCGAGGCTAAATGAACGCTCCGCAAGATGCCTGGGCAAAGCCGTTGTCAAAACGGATGATAGATAAGTACAGATCCCAGTCGCTTACATACATCAAAGTAACTCCTGGCGTTTACAATGAAACGCTAGGTACAGTTGCAATTACTGAGGCAAGGTTTAACGCTGCCGGTGCTGTAACGCGCTCTAAAAAGTCAGAACGCAACGGAGTCGAGCAAGGCAACGAAGTCAGTGTATGGGTTGACCATGACACGGTGCCTTGGCCTATCAGTTCCAATGACAGACTCGAATACTTGGGGCGCAAGTGGAAGGTAACAGAAGTCGAAAGCTACGGTAGTGGTATTGACGGCGTTATTGTCGGACCAATTTACCTGACAACGCTGGACGGCAAGCTAATTACTACGCTTGACGGGAAAGCCTTTATCGTGCAAGGGTCAGAAAGTGGAACCACAACCTTTGCTATGTACGCAAGCAAGATCACAGCGAGGGCGGAATAATGGCAAAACGGCGCAAGCCAATGAAGAAAGGCAAAGGCTTCGGTCTTGAAAAAATGTCTGACGAGATTAGGGATGCTGCGTTTACGGCGCTACGCAATGCCGCCAAGGAAGTAGTAAACGACCTTGCTACCATCGGCCCAGCCTGGGGTGGTGACTTTAGGGATAGCTGGTATGTTGAAACTGCCGATGGCAAGAGAGGCGCAAGGCCAGGCGGCGAGGGCGGCAAGTACAATCTCTTTAACATTCCCTTACTTAAGACCCAAGGCCGTAACGCGAAAGGCCAGTTTACGTCTTCCCTGCCAGCGAGCGGAAGCAAAGTTGAGCTGCTTATCGGCAACTCTTCCCCCTACGCGCAAGAGGCAATGGATCTTGTCCCTGGCAAGTTTATACGGCAAGAAGAAGATCCAATTAAAGCGCCAGTTGCAATAGGCAGAAGGGTTGGCAAGTACCGGGGCGATGTTAAGGAAATGTCAACAGACGCGATAGCGGAATCGGGCAAGCGGCCAGCAATGTCAACGGCAGAGAAAGACTGGTACAGTACCTACATGGAAGGCGGCAAGTTCAAGGCTGCCATTAAAAAAGGCGCCAAAGCTGGCTTCCTGATTCCTGTAAACAAAAAATGACAGTCCCCTTTCAGCAGATTCGTGGCATCTATGAGCGCATTGTGATTGATGCCGCCAGTCCGGTGCGGGTTTATGTTGAGAATCAACTTGCTACTGAGCTTGCAGATGATGATGAATACTGTCTTGTTCGTGTCAACTTTGGGTTGACGCAAGAGCAAGCCATCGGCGCCCAGGCTTCGTGGCACATTCGAGGCTCCCTGGTATGCGAAATTTTCACCCGCAAAGGGATCGGCCCAGGCCGGGGCCTGGTCATCGCCGGCCCTGTGATCGACGCGCTATCGGCCCTGAACGGCTCGATCCCGCCACCGGGGCAATCAATCATCGCTCGCGTCGGCACGCTCACAGGGCCGACGCAGGCGCAGCTGCAGGACAGGGCGCATCACTTTACCCGGTTCTCCATGCCCTTCATGGCTCGCCACAGGGAGTAGACTGGCGGCTACTGCACTCACCGGCCACGGGTCGGACCTCCTATGCCCGTCGCTCACTGCGGCCCTGTCAGCGTCCTAACGGGCCAAGATGGCATGATCGCCATGAAGCCCCCCGGCACCCTGGCCTGCCTGCTCGACAAAACTGATTTTCCTGCTCCCGTTACTCCTGCTACCACTTCAGTTCTTCATATTCCTGCTAATTCTGATTTTCGTGTTGGTGATCCTGTAACTTTTACGGAAAAGGGAACCGCTAACCTTGATGCTGCCATCACTGATGGAACAGTTTATTACATCAAGACCCGTCCCACTCCCACGTCTTGCACTATCTCTGCCACTCTTGGCGGCGCTGCGCTTGCTTTTACCGGCAACGGTGGCGCTGGTGGCGCAAACACTCCAGGCGAAGGCAACCACATCGAGATGAGCTTCGCTACGGCTTACGCCATGTGCGAAGTGCCATCTGTTGACCTTACCCTTACTAGGGGCGAGATTGACATTACCTCTCTCCCTTGCAAGCCTGGCTCTGGTACTGGCCCTAAACTTGCCCGATTCCGCAGGTATCAGGCCGGTTTTGCAGATGGCAATGGCACTCTGACTGTGCGCCTTACTGAGGATCGTCTTGCTTTCACCAATCGTATTATTCAAGGTACGATGTTTAACGATCAAAACGGTGCCCAGTTGAAGGCGTACTTTAGTGCCGTCGCTACTACTGGCAACCCGAACATGGTTGACGATACTGCTTCGTTGCAATGCAGCTTCCCTATCGTCCTGCTTGGCCTTAGCGGCGCTATCTCGCAAGATGATAGCCCGACTGAGATTTCGATTAACTATCGAATCTCGGACACCCCCACCAACCTTTTTGGCTTGACTGACTTCTGATCGTTTGCGGATTGTCACACAGCGGGGCTTCGGTCCCGCTTTTTCATGCCTTGACCCGGTGCTATGATTCCCTCGTTGCAACATCCTTCCCATGGCCAAAAACGTCAAAGAGCTGCTCAAGGCAACTCGCCAACGTCGCAAAGTAGAGATCACGCTATCCACTGGCGCATCGTTTGACATGTATTGGTGGCCCCTTACCGATGCAGAGGACGAAACAATCAGGGAAGCAGTTAGGAATGACAGGAATACCAACGCCTATGGCTTGAGCGTGCTTATTAAGCGTGCTGAGTACGAAGATGGCACAAAGATGTTCGACCCTGTTGCTGATAAAGGCGCAATGCGCCAGGAATATGCCAAGGCAGACTTGACCAATATGATGGTTGCAATTCTCGATAACGGAGGTATGCTAGCGGGCGAAGACTCCAAAAGCGATCAAGGAAGCGATAAAAAAGGATTCGGCCCTGATGCTTAGACTTGCGTTATGCAAGGAGCTGGGAATGACACCTTCTCAGCTCGCAAACAACGCAAGTCAGGATGACATAATTATGCTTGCTGCATACTTTGAAATCCTGGCCGATCAGATACCAGCCGTCCCACAGGCCAGCCAACCCAGGAGGCGCTAAGGTGGGACACTGGCGCCGGGACGGGAAGTGGCTGATTATCAGGGGCTAATTAGTGTTGGCGTACAAGGTCTTGGCGAGATTCGCCAACTTAACGCAGCGCTTGAAAGAGCTAACCAGCTATACGGCAACCTTGAAAGCGCACAGCTTAACGTAGGCCAGATTGCGCAATCTGCCACTCGCAACGTCAACAGAGCCGCCGGTCGCAGGGCGCAAGCAGGGCACTATCTTTCTAGCGCTAGTCGCACTGTCGGAAACGTGGCAATGCGCCGCGATCCTGATACTGGGCGCTTTGTTGCCGGCGGGCCAAACGCTACGGCGCGAAGACTGGCAAACTCTCAACTACGGCTTGCCCAGCGTGACGTAAGGGAGTCGGATCGAGCCTTAAGAGAAGAACTGCAAAACCGCCGCTTAGTTACCGCTGCCGAGCGTAGATACGCAAAAGCGCTCAATCGTACTAGCAATATCCAGGAAAACATACAGCGCAGGGGCGTAGACGCAGCCACTCAGGTAGCAAGCGCTTCGGCAGGTATTGGTAACGCAAGTCGTGGCAATTATCTTACCAATTTATACCAAGGCCGGCAACGGGAATTTGCGCGAGGCGGCGCTGGCATGGGCTTAAGCCCAGAGCTGCAACAGCAAGCCCGTAACGTCCGTGGCGCCTGGGACTTAGCGACTGCTGGCGGCAGAGAAAATCTGCAACTAATGCAGCGAATCGCCACTGAAATGGCGGGCTTATTGCGCCAGCAAAACGAGCTAAACCGTGGCCGCGCTGGGCGATCTATTGCATTTGAAGCCGGAAGACGCGGGCAGGAAAGAATCACCGATCTCTCCCGAATGCAAGGGGCAGATCCCGACAAGATTAGAGGGCTGCGTTCTCAGGCGACAAACGTAATTTACACCGGAAATGCTATTGGTGATACTGCGGGCTCGCGGGAAGCAGCGCGGCGCATGAATGTGTCGATTAGTAGATATACGCGAGAACTAAATGCGGCGGCGGCAGAGCTGGAGCAAAGGCAACGCGCCAGTGGTCGCAATGTAAACGTAAACAGCAGTTGGCAGGTAGCGCTAAGTGACATGCAAGATATTGCGAAAAGGGCCAACCAGCAACGCCAAAAAGATGCTAACAAGAATCTTGGCGCCGCTACTCAAGCGGCTAAAGTCGCCGCCACAAAAACAGCCGTAGTCCAGGCAGCTTTAGACGATAAAACCTTCAAAAATAAATTGGACAAAATAAATCAACTTGCCAAAGCAGAGCTAAAACGAATTAAAGATAGTGACAAAGCTGATCTAAAAGCCTTTGACGATAGGCTCAAAAATCGTACAGCCAAGAAAAAGCAAGACAAAGAAAACGCCTTCTTCCAGGGCGATGCACGCAGCGCAATCGGTGACGCGCTGATCGGTGGCGCCTTCCCGGCGCTGTTCGGCCAGGGCCTTGGCGCATCGACGGGCGGTGCAGTCGGCGGCCTTGTGGGCGGCCTTGTCGGCGGCAACTTCGGCTTTGGCCTATCGCTGATCGGCACGGCAATCGGCCAGGTCGTTGATACTACGGTTGGAAAGCTAGGCGAACTTGGCGGCGCCCTGGGTAGCGCGTCAGATTCCATCACAGCGCTGGAGAATGCCGGTTTCCGTCTGCGCGATAGCCAAAAAATACAGGTCGCCCAACTGGAAAAGGTTGGCCGTGCCTACGAAGCGCGACAACAAGCCTTAGCGGAAATAGAATCCAGGCTTGGCTCTGGCTCTGTTGCGCAGATAGACAAACTAAACGATGCCCAAAAACGTTTATCTGAATCTTGGGCGTCGCTTTCGCTACAAATTGGCGTAACTTTGGTTCCGGCGATAGCTTCGGCTACCAACCTTATCAGTGATCTGCTAGGGGGCAAAGGCTTTAACGAGGCGCCGTCATCGGGGGGCCTTGGACGTGGTACTGCACCAAAAACTATCAGGCCGCGTAAAGCGTCTGAAGTGTTTGCTGACATCGAAGCGTCTATGGCGCTCAACGAAGCTCTAAAGGCTGGAAACAGAGAGTACGCCGGTCTTGTTAGGGACACCGAAGACCAAAAACGAGATAACGAAGAAAAGATTTTTGCAATGCGCCGTCAAGGCGTTGACATCGAAAAGCAAAAGTCAGATTTACGCCTTGAGATAGAAAACAAAATCTTTGATATGAGACAGGATTCCGCAAGAGCGGAACTGGACAATGCGCGAATCCGCGCTCAGCTTGTTACTGAATCGCTCGGCTTAAGCCTTGAGCGGCGAGCCGATACGGTCGGAGGTAAGGCGGGCGAATTTGTCCTTCAAGTTAGGGACTACTTACAGGCAAGAGGGAAAGGCGAAGCAGAATTACAGGTTAAAGAAAAAACAGCCAAACTACAAATTGCTGCAAACGAGCGTACCCTTCAACAGTACGTCTTACAGGTTTCTGACAAGACAGCTTCTATTGCCAGAACGGTAGAAGATTACAAACGTGATCAAGCGAAGTTCAGGTTTGAATCTTCAAGAAGGTTAGAAGACTACCGCATAAAAGCGGAAGACTATATCTATAGCCGCTTCAAGGACCGCTATCAATATGCAATCGGTAGCGAACAGGAGATATTACGAATCAGGCTCCAGGCCGCTGCCGCGATGGGCGCAACCCTGCCGCCAGATGCTGGAATGGTGCTTGGCGCCGCCAGCTCAACACGGGTCGGGCCGAGTGGCTTGGCTAACCCACTCGGCCCGCAGCCAAGTGGGCGTGCTCCAAATTGGAACCAAGGGCTTGACGCTGGCCGTGGCCACCAAGGACAGGATATTGGCGTTGATGTTGGTACAACCATCCACGCTATCGAGGACGCTGTTGTTTCAGGCGTCATTAAAGGCTTTGGCGAGGTTGGCGATGCAGTTGTCTTGCGTTATGCCAACAGCGACAGAACTGGAATTTACGGCCACATAAACCCAAGCGTCAAAGTTGGTCAACGTGTTAGTGCTGGCCAACAGATCGGAACAGTAGCGCCATGGATGAAAAATGGCGGAGAAAATCAGCACCTGCACTACGAAGAGTGGAAGCGCAGAAACGGCTTAGATAGAGGTCAGTTGCTCGACCCAACGGAAAGACTCCGCGCTGCAATGAGAGGCAATCGCGTCGGACCAGCCATGCCGGCTACTCCTTCACAAAGAAGGTCGGGGCCTGCAATGTTGCTTCCTGGCGCTGCGGGGCCGGCGATACAACCATCTGCTCCTGCCAGTACAGATGGCATGATCGACCGGCGGCAATCTTCTGCTCGACCCGATATTGGCGAGCAATTTATTTCCGACCTTAGCAGGCAAGGGAAATACGAAGACGTTGCGGGCCTGGAGCCGTTGCCGCTACAGAAAATGTTACGGCAAATCGGCAGGCCGCTTACCAAAATTTATAGAGACATAGAGAGCCGGAAGGATACCCTCTATCCTTACTCTCGGAAAGATAGAAAGGAGCTGCTTAAGTCAAACCCCAATAGAAACGAGCAAATACTTAAGCGTGCCGAAAAAGTCGAAAGCGTAAGGGAGTCTTGGGATCCTGCGGAGTCGCAATGGAAGGAAAGGGCAAACCGTTGGACCGAAACGCCGCGCAGCGCTCCGTCGAGCGCGAGCCTGGAAACCTTTACCGGCGTAACAAGACAGGTTGCCAGCCGCGCCTTTAAGCGGCTTAACGAAATGCGTGTCCCTCTTTATGGTTTGCTTGACGATCTCAGCGACTATCTTGAACCTGGTGAGCTAGAAGTCCTTAGAAAAGGCATAAAAGACCAGCTAAGGCAAGGCGTCAAACCCTACCAAATGCCGACCGGGGGAAACAAAAATACGGGGCGGGCGAATGTGCGAGGAGCGGTCAGGAAGATCACTGATGAGCTTTTGAAGGAAATGGGTCAAGAGCGGGGCGCACCTTCACCTGCCCGCCTTAGCCCGCAACTTGAAAGGCTGCTTAACCAACCCGCGATTATACCCGGCCAAGGGGCCAGGTTCGAGGGCGCTGCGCTCCCCGGTATTGGCGAACAATTCGTCTCCGACCTTAACAGGCAAAGAGCCTTTGGCAGTGTTGCATCGGCCAACTTGTCTGGGCTTATTGCTAAGGCTCCTCCGCTTGCAACAGGCCCGACTCCTGCAATGCTGCCTGAAATTCAGCGCGTACTTGATGCCCGACGAAACGGCGCCGCTAAGCCGAGTATTAACCTTGCCGCGCCAATCCCCAATGCGCTACCAGCGCCCATAAAGCGGCCTGCCCCGGCTGCCTCCGGTGCAATGCCGACATACGCGCCAGCACCAATGGCGCCACCGCAACTGCCACCAGCTCCGCCGCAGCTACCTCTAGCACCGGCACCAATGGCAATGCCTGACATTAGGCCGCTAACCACGGAATTACGCAATCAAAAAAGCGAAATCCTTGAAAGTATTAGTCTCGCTAACAAGCTGGAAAAAATTGAGAATGGTCGCCTGTTGCTTCAGCTTGCCAGCACAGTAGAAGTGCGCAATCGGCTAGACGAAGCCGCCAAAGAGCTTGCGCTTGAAGCCAGAATAGCTGGAATAAATAAATCCCTTAGCCAAGACGGACAGGACAGGTTAGCCGATAAAATCCGTACAGCTTCTGCCGCAGGAGAGCTAAACAAACTAGAAGCGCAAAGCCTCAGCTTTGCCGAAGAGTTGCTACAAAGCGGAAAGCTCCAAAAACAAGAGTACGAGTCAATAACAAAAGGGCTGATAAGTAGAATTGGATATGAAAAAGATTTACTGCGAATAGCTGAAGAAAGGGCCGAAGTAACGCGGCAAGAAGCCTATAATCAAAGGTCCGGCGAGCTTGTGCAGAAAACCGCACTTACGGGAGCCGGCTTGCGTGCTGGCCTTGTCGGAGAGCCGGCACGCGCATTCGAGTCGGAAATGGCGATTAGCGGAAACAGTGAATGGGCGAAGGAACAGGCCAACCGCGCCAAGCTGCTCGAAAACCAGCAACTAATCTGGGGCAACCTTGAGAAGAATATCGTTGCTACGTCTGACGCTATCTCTGGCGCATTAACAAATGGCTTGGTAAGCATTGCCGATGGCTCTAGGGAAATTGGAGACATAGGGCGCGACATGCTAAGGGCTATCTCTGGCAGCTTTGCCGATTCAGCGCAACAGCAGCTAACCGCGCTGCTACAGCGTCAAATGGGCGGACTGTTCCAGGCCATCGCGTCTCAGGGGCTGCTCTCCGGCCTTGGCGGCGCTGGAGCTGGCGGGCTGGGCGGCGGCCTTGGCGCGGCGCTCTCCGGTTCCCTCGGCAACATCGGCGCGAGCTTTGCGTCTGGCCCTACCTTCGGGGGCTTCATGGCCAAGGGCGGGATTACCAAGCCTGGCGAGGTTTATGTTACGGGCGAGAAAGAGCCAGAGTTCTTCTTTCCTGGCGTCACTGGCCGGGTTGTCCCACGTTCTGACATGCAAAAAGCAGAAGCATTGCGCAATAGTGGAGGCGAATCGGACTCTCTTAACATTAGCTATACGGTCAGAGAAGAAAGGGGAGAGCGTTACGTTACGGAAGATCAGCTACGCAAGAGTAATGCTATGGTTGAAAGGCGAGCGTTTGCCAAGACCATTAACGGCATGAAAAACAATGGCGCCCTTCGTGATTCAATCAACATCTGATGATTGACGTAACCCATTACATCGAGTTCCTTGACGCTACTGGCGCTCCGTTGCCGTTGCCGTTACGCTATCAACCTTTCTTCATTGGAGAGAATAGAACGTTTAACGGACTAACTTACAATTTTAGTCCTTACAGTATTGCCGGCGACCTGTCAACTGATGGCAACGAAAGCGGAGACTATGAGTTAATTGCGCCAGCAAACATTATCTCAACCGCAAAACTATGGCAAGCGTCTGAGGATTTATTGCTTGCCAAGGTTTCGACCGTGCTACTTGTTGGCACGCCACCATCTAGCGTAAACGGATACCCGACATGGAACGAGTTGAACTTTCTAAGCTCAACCATTTGCGCTTGCGATACCTTTAGCTATGTCGATGCCGTGCCAGGAGAAGAGGAAGCATTCTCTGTTGTTACCTTAAAACTTGGCAATCCGCTTAATTTTGTCACAGGGACCGCGCCAACCCGTAGACTCACGGCGGCCCAAGTCGGGCCACTGCCATCTAGCGGAGGGATTTCGTTTTGACATTTTGGCGCAAATGGTCTGGCTTGCCCTGGCAACTCGGCGCAGACCCACGGGACGGTCGAGCAGCCTGCTGCTTCAGGACTGCCCAGGCGGTACGTCAGGAGCTGGGAATGTCTTGGCCGGCAGATCGTATGCGGAGCTGGTACACGGCGGCTGAGCGGGGGCACTGGAGGGAGCTGGACGAGGACTGGGGCGAGCTGACCGAACCCATCGAGAAGCCTGAAGCCGGCGCCTTGATTCGCTTCGACCGGGGAGATGGTTCCTTTGGCGTTGGAGTGCTTCCTAATGCAGACACATTTATTACTGTCAGGCATTATGGCTGCTTAGTTGCCGGTCCCGTCAACGCTTGCGGCTCACTTAAACTTTTTCGCTTGCTGTGATTAAGTTACTCCCTTACGAAAAACGCCTTGCTCAAATTCTGGGCGTATCTGAAGATGCGTACCGGGAATGGAAGGCGATTACGCTAAGGGAGTCAGTAGAACGGCCTGCTGCTGGCGAAGGGCCAGTATGCGGGCCGTTAGTTCCTGTACTTGTTAATTTAGCGATCTCAGTTGGCGTATCGCTACTGTCTTCGCTGCTGTTTCCAGCACGGCAACAATCGAGAATCACTACCACCAGAAAAAGCGGTACTCCAACAACTAACAACCAACGATCTTCGCCGCGCTTCGGGTTCGACTCGATGCAGGAACCCGCCAGGATCGGGCAGTTTGTTCCCGTAGTAATTGCCAAGCGCGAAAATAACCTTGGCGGCGTTCGTGTCGCAATGCCGCTGCTTTGGTCGCAGATGCTGGCAAATAACGGATCAGTAATGTTTCGTGGTATTTTTCTTGGCGGCACCGCTGGAATGCCGGCAGATGCTTGGGATCAAAGGGGCTGGGCGTTTGGTAACAACACGCTCGGCGCTTACGCTTACACCGGCACAGCGTTAAGTCAGGGAGCGCGATATTCCATATACTTTGCGCCCAACGGTGGGCGGATTAACTCAACCCAACTCATCGCCGGCAGAAGTGCAAACAAAGATCCTGGCAACTCGCAAAACAGTGGCGGCCAAGACGTGTTTGCGCTTGAAACCACAAGCGGTCAATACAAGACAGCATTTTGCATGAGCGAAACGCCATCAACCAGTACAGCGTTTGGCCTGTACGGTTGGTGCCCTAACGCGATGATGCACAGGCAACCAGTAACAATACAGCCAACCATCGTAGCAAGGATTGACGATGACGACAAGGTACGCACTGATGACGATGCAGCGGCCTTGGTAGAG